ATTCAAGAGTGAACGAGTTCCAGCCGATGAACTGCACAGACCCATCTTGTTGAATGAAAAAATAGCCAAACTCTGCTTCAGCAACATTCTGCATGTACTCCAAAGCGTTTCCAGAGAATGTTGCCGTACCCATCGTGAAAGTTGAGCCTGATTGAAGATAAGCTTCCCGCCATGCCACACTCGACGCGGAAAGCACCCTCTGAATCCGATCTCCAGACAACTCAGGTGAAAGCGCGGTCAACGCAACATCCTGATTCGCTAAAACAGTAAACGCATCCGAACACGAGGCTGTTGCAATAGATTCACCTGATACATCGTAAGAAAATGACCAATCATCAACATAGCCGGTGAACTGAGGGAAAAAAATGTCAACCGTGCTGTCAGTTGCTTGAATGGAAAAGATTAGACGCCGACGCGGAACAATCGCCCCATACAACGGTGAGGAAGTATAGTTCGGATCAAAAATGCGTGAACTATTGTCCAGGGTCACAGTCATTTGCCCTGCCGTGAACTTGCCAAGATTTGTTGACTTGCCCCGGCGCGTACTGACAGACCGCACATAACTTGTTATGTCGGTAAGCAAATATCCAAGCAGGCCCGTGTCCAACAAATCGGTGTCGAGAACAAAACCAGTCGTTCCCTCAAGCTCAACCTTGTATGTGTAATTTGCAGACATTACGCCCCCGCAAACACAGGGCCGGAAGCGCGCTCAAACTTCTTAATAGCATCGACAACTGCGCGCCCAATTTCTGCACCAGTATTTAGCCCGCCATTCACATTCACAACATAGGTTGCGCCGCCACCGGTGCTACCCATAATTGAGCCGAGCTTATTCAGTGGAATGACCGCCTCAGCCTGACCGCCTTCACCAATCGTGGCGAGGGTGCCCCCTGGTCGGGGCATGACCACGCCGCCGGCCGCGAGTTTCACGCCGCCATTGCCGTCACTGGTATTGAAATTGACTCGCCCACCGACACTAAGGGTTTTACCGTCATACCCAAACAGCTCAGCCAACCAACTGACAGCCTTAGAAATGCCGTCAATAAACGGTTTGAGCATGGTGTCCATGAACCACTTCAAAATATCGCCAAAACCCTTGATGAGTGGCACAGCCAACGGCAACAACGAAACAAGCATTTCAGACAAAGGCTCAATGATTGCAATAAAAACTTCCATGAGCTGAGGGCCGATTTCCTCAATAATCGGCAAGAAAGCGTCAATGAGTGCAAACACAATCGGCACAAGCGCAGTAATAATGTTCAGCAGCGGTGGCAACATCCGCTCAATCAGCGGCGCAAACGCCTCAACAAGTCGCACCAGAATTGGCACAAGCGGAATGAAAATTGCCATCAGCAAATCCATGAGTGGCGGCAACAAGGTTTCGATAAGGCTCACCAGCGGTGGCAGGATGCCCTCGAGCAACGGAATAAACGCCTTAACAAGGTCACCAACGAGCGGTGCGAGCATCGTAATAATGTCAAGCAACGGTGGCAACAAAACCATAATCAAATCCATGAACGGATCAAGCAACGGCACAATCACATCAATGAGCGTGTCAAACGCCATCGTCAAAGCGTCAATAAAACTGGCAAACCCTGAAGATGCTGTGAGCGTCTCCACAAAAGTTGCCAACACCGGCACAAGCTTCTCAACGGCTGGCAACATTGCGGTTCCAACAGTCTCTTGCAGATTCTCAAAAATAACTTTGAGCCGGTCAAACGGTGAAGCCATCGCCTCAGCCATGCCCGAATACTTAGTGCCAAGCGTGTCAATGAGATACTGTTGCGCGCCAATCTCATCATTAGTGTCAAGCATCGCCTGATAGGTGGCCTTCTGCTCATCACTGAACACCACACCCTGACGAACAAGTTTCGACATGGCAGTCTCGGCGTCACCGGCGATTTTGACGAAAGCCGAGCCGATACTTCCAATATCGCGCCCCGTACCGGCGGCCACATCCGCCGCAACCGTTGCAAGATTCGCAATACCGTCAGTACCCAACTGAGCCAACTGAGGAACAGCCAGCCAAGTTTTCTCCATCGACAACAAAACCTCGTCATCAATACCAGTCAACTCGGCAAGCTTCGTTGCATGATCCTCGAGCGCGCCCGTGGCCACAGCAATATCCGCCGCACTCGAACCAAACACGCCAGCGTTAATTGCCGCCTGCTCAAGCCCCTTGCTAACCTTCCAAGACTCGTCAGCCGCCCTCAAAGACGATGCCGCAAACACAACCGCCCCGGCGCTCGCCGCAGCAAACGCGCCAGCAAGCACGCCCCCAACACCCTTAGCAAACCCGCTCAGTCGGTCAAGACTATTTGAAGCGTCTCTAACACCAGTGTTGTCAAACTTAGAAACAATAGGAATCCGTAATGGCACGCCATCACCTCAATTCTTGGTTCACACGGTCAAGCCACTTCTCAGTGAGTGACTCAGCCAACTTGTAAATTGAATCCTTAAACGGCATGAAGGCTTTGTAAACATAACGCCCACCCTTTTGCCAACCGGGAACACGAATATTTAGCATCCCCACAAACCACGGGCCACGCGCATCAGTAGGCGAACCGTTAGGATTTTTTGAACCGGCAAACTCTGAAATGTACATACCGCGCGAGTTTCGCCCGGCATCAACATTGATGGTCACCAGATCGCCCCAACCGAAACGCTGCCTACCAGGTCGGGTGGAAATGGTTGCCTTGACATTTCCCCATTGTGTTGCGCCCCTGTGGTTCGTCATGCCCGAAAGTGGTGCACCGTTACTGTTAGCCGACTCAGCAATTTTCCGGGCAGTCCCACCAATGCCGGTGCGCATCGAACGGCCCAAATCATTCAACAACTCTTTGTCAACGCGGCGCAAAATCTTCGCCACCATCGCCAAATCTTGCGCGTTCACCTCAGCACGCATCTGAACCGTCATGGCTCAAGTCTACTGAGCACCCTGTTCCCGAGTGCGCGACACCGCGACAAGATACCGTTGCATAGTCCAGAGCATTCGAGGCTCAAGTTCCATCAACTCTCGTGGCGAAATCTTGAACTCATGTGAGAGCTGTGCAAGTGTCCAATGCAAACTCCACGCCCCGAGAGGTTCTATTTTTTTGAACTGTTGCCTTCTTTGACAAGTTGGATGGTTTCCACCCACGGCTCAAATTCCAGCTCGGTTGCCTTCGTGCGCTTCTCAACCGAATACGCCAGAAAGAAAAGGTGCGTCAGCTTAGGCGTAGCCAAGCCTGCAATGCTCATGTCAAAGTGAGCTTCGAAGCGCATCAAATCAACAGCGATGGCACTAACCGTTTTGGCAGTACCATCGCTGAAGATGATTTCAAGATCAATAGGGTTCATGCCCCTATCTTATAGTGTTACGCGGTTGCGCGTGCAAACGCACCAGCGGCAGCCCATGTGGTTGAGAAGGTGAGCAGGTCACCAACCGAACCGGCAACGGGCGAATAACCGCTGAGAACCACAGGGCAAGTCCAGCGAGGGTTCGAGGCACCAATGGCTGTGCCATTCGGCATGACCGTAACAGTGCCGACAGCACCCCACGCGTTCGACAGAGTAGCGTCAACTGACGAAGCGAAATCTTGGTGCCAGTCAAGCGTGATCGATCCATCTTTCAGGCCGACGGTGCGAGTACGCCAAGAACCGCCAAACGCAGTCGTTTCGATCTCGTCAGCCGACTGCTCAATCGTAACCGCAGCAATGTGGTCACTGAAGTCAGTACCGTTGACGGTGACCACAGCGTTAGTGAAAACCTGTTTTGCCATTTTGTTTTTCTCCTAGTTTCCGTAAACGGTGACAGTGAAATCTGCCGCCAAATAAGTTATATCCCCTATTGTGACACTGCCAACATTGCTCATGCCCTCGACACGACAATCAAACGCAGAACCGCCCAACGAGCGTTCAGACTCAATTGCCGTCTTGATAGAACCAGTGCCAGGCGAAATGTATGCGTCAAGTGTGCGCTGTGCAGTGCGCTCAGAGATGCGCCCCACAACCACAGTCACCATGAAGCTATAAGTTGTGAGGCCACCACGCAATGCGCCGTCATATTCAACTGTTTGCAACGAAATAACCGCCACAGGTGGATTGACCTGATCGGGGATTGTTTCCGCAACTCGAAGCCCCCGAATAGTGCCGAGGTTATCGCCAAGCCCCTTGCGGATAAGTGCGATGCTCAAGCTACGCTCACCTTTTGATACGGCGCAAGCAACGCCTGAATGTCTGAGTCGATTCGGCTAATGCGGATGACTCCCAAATCTCCCATGCCCAAAACGCCCGTTGGGCTATCAAAACGCTTAAACAAACGCTGAGAAAGAATGACACAAGCGAGGCGCACATCAACCGGCACCGCCGACCACCCAAACACGCCCGCAATCTGCACAGTCACATTAGGCATGATGGGAAAAGTGAAATTGCCGATAGCGCGCACCCGAGTGTACGGCTGAGTAAGTCCGCCCACAATGCCGTTTGTCGGTTCGAGCTGATAGTCAGCCGCGCCCCAAGTTGTATCCCACGCCGTCTGAGCCGTTGTCTTAAGCGTGGTCAAAGAAATGAGGTCGTCAATCTCGAGCAAAAAGTTGCTGTCACAACGGTAAGTGCGCGTTGCCGTAGTCGGATAAAACACGCGCTGGCAGTAAGAATCAATCTCGCGCGAAGCCGCCTCAATGCTCATTTCAATCAGGCTGTCATCAACGGCATCAGTGATCCGCAGAGCGTCTTTCACCTGCTGCAAAGTTGCATACCCGTTTGTAATCATAAGGCTATTTTAGGCGTGCCTTGAGTGCCGTGGTGCTAATCCCCACCGTATACGGCAAAAAGACTAAAGCGATATTGCGCCGTTCCAAATACTCGCGCGTCAACCCCGTCTGCTTCAAATAGTCTTTGCCCAACCAATCGGAACCGACCACCAGCAAATCCGGCTTCACCTCATCAATCAACACTTTGCAATCCTCATTGCCCTTATTGATGAGCACATCGTCAACCCAACGGATCGCGCGCAACATCTCCAACCGTTCCACAAGACTCATCACCGGATACTCGCCCTTATAGCGTTTGATGAAATCGTCAGTGTTCACACCCACACAAACTTGTGCGCGCTCGCCACCCAACTCCACACAGCGTTCAAGCAACGCCACATGACCCGGATGGATGAGGTCGAATGTTCCAATGGTTAAAACCTTCATGGCCTAAGTCTGTACCATCCAGCCGGAAACTTTTGCAAACTTACCCACTCGGGCATCACACGCCCTCAAACTTGTGACCCTCAAGATTCAAATTGACAAACGGGTTCAAAGAATACACTTCACAACCATGAATCTCTTTCAGCCACCTTTTCATCAAACGCAAATGTTGCTCGTAAAGATGCCACGGAGTATCGCCGGGAACATAACCGGTCAGACGATGATTGCCGTCAATAGTGCCACAATCAGCACCAACCAAAACAATGCTTTTCGCACCCATCAACGCAGCAAGATGCAAACCGCCATGCAAAGAAGAAGAACCAAAAACTAAACCCTCGCCATCAAAATCGTATGGCGTGAAAGAACCCCCCGGCGGAAAAGCAAACTTATTGATGCACACAATGTTGTCAATGTGCGAAATAGAACGGCCCGTCTCTGCGGATCGCAACAACACCACAGTCAAGTGTGGAAAAGCTAAAGCAATCTCTATTGCATCAAGTTCATAATGAGTGAAAGTAACAAAACTTTTCAGCCCAAACTCACGACCAACAAAATTGATGGCAACACATTTTTTGTCATCAAAAAAAGATGGGTTGATGAAGTTCAGAGATGACCCGGAACCAAGAACATAAACTGTGTCACCTTCCCAAGAACCAACTAAATCTTCTAGCAAAATACTCCTCCATCTGGCGCTGTTGTAATGACCGTTGTCAATCCCATGACAACTCGCGGCGCAAAATCAAATCCCACTCGCCACCAGTCATCACCTGATTTGCCTCTCGCGCCCGATGCGTCTCACTGTTGACTTTGAAGCTCTTGTGATTCTGAATGTCAAAACCTGACTTCAGTGTTGATGAGTTGTCATGATCCACGAGCGCGTTTACCATCTCAATGTCAAAGCCCTGAGCCATTACGCGCCGTTCCATGTCGTTATCTTCAAAATACGCTGGATGAAACAGCTCAGAAAACAGCCCAACCTTTTTGACAACATCCTCACCAATAGCGAACGCCGCCCACTTAGGTTGCACCGCAAAAAACTGCAACGCATCAGAACGCAAACTGTTAGCCATCGTCTCGAGTGCGCCCGGCCTAAAAACAATGTCATCGTTGACTATGCACCAGCTCGCACTAAATGGGCTTGTCTTGAGAATCAAATTCCACGAACCAGCCACACCAAGATTCTGAGGCAACCGGATATGGTGCAACCGTTCCACCAGCGCGGGCTTGGTCGGTTCCCACCCATCAGGCTTGTTATCCACCACAATCAAATCTTGCACCGGATAGTCAATGCTTGACAACATTCGATCACACAAATCGTGCCTGGTCAAAGTTGGCACACCAATCAACGGAATCATGCAAAATACC